TGCAGGATATAACGCTATTAAAAATTTTGATGAATGGGTTGATAACCAAGAAGTATTGAAGGAAAAACTTCACAAGAGCGGAGTTGGTCTACATAATAATCGCACTAAATATATTTGGGATTTTGCTACAAAGTTTTGGGATAATCCCAAAGACTTTTATTTTACCACCAAGAAGGGTCATGTTAAGAAGCGTGATTCTATTGTGAATAAAATTAGTGGTATTGGGTTGGCTAAAGTTAGTTTTGCTCTTGAAATGATTCATCCTAACGAGGCACGAGTATTGTGTGGTGATGTTCATCAATTGCGTCTTTACGATATGGAACATTTGAAGTATAATAAAAGTAAGAGCGGTACTGATTCATACAAGAAGATGGAGCGTCATTGGGTAGTAAACTGCGGAAAGAATAAAATTCCATCATATATTGCTCGATGTCTTTATTGGGATAATCTGCAAAAGAAAGAAGATAGTCGTTACTGGAGTTTTGTTCTGGAGTCATAAATATGAGCCAAAATGGTAAGGGAGATACCCCTAGACGAAAGGGAGTATCATGGAAAGTTTGGGATAAAAATTACGAACAAATTTTTGGTAAGAAACAAAAAAATTCAAGTTGGGCTGTTGACAAGCCGATAAAGCGTGATAGAATACAAGAGTCTAAGCGAGAGGATCAGTCGCGTGACTGACTCGCAAAGATGGTTGGTTGTTTAAGATTTGGAGGTTGATTATGGCTGAAGTTACTAATGTTGAGAAGCAGACCCGTGTTCGTTGCAGCGATGAGGCATTTCTTGAGGCGGTTTATTCGTCTAAGACTTATGCTGAGATTGCTACCAAGACTGGTCAGAAGGTTGCTAGTACGATGGCTCGTTTTGCTCGTACAAAGGCCGCTCTGGCTAAGAAGGGTATCGAACTTCCTTCTATGGAACGTGCGAAGCCTACCAAGACGGTTGATAATGTCGAGGCTATGGCTGAGATTGTTCGTCGCCTCAAGGCTCACAATAACGGTTGAGAGTCGATTGTTTAAATAAACGGTAGTTGGCTACAACAGTTATAATGGATGAGGCACACAAGCATAATCAACCTCAAACTTTGATTGTTGTAGTCGATTACTTACGGCGGCTTAGACCAATGGCAGAGTCACAAAACTTAAAATTTTGCAAGTGTGGGTTCGAGTCCCACAGCCGCTATTTATTTTTTTCTCAAAGAGTTTGAAATGAACGAACATTCTGATCCTATTGAATTTCTAATCGAATTTGCTTGGGCAAATGGTGCTGATCATTTTGTAGTAAATAATGCTAAAGATGAACTACAAAAACTCAGAGAGGATAGTGGTGATTCTAAACGGTGGTTTAATTGTGAGCAAGAACTTAGTAAACTCCGACAAGAATACAATAAACTTCTGTCCATCTTTGATAATCCTGTTGCATACGGTCTTATTAATGAAAGACACGATATTTATGATCTTAGATTAGGAAACAATCCGCACAACGATCAGACCAAAGTAATTCCTCTATATTCTAACAGATCAGAGTTTTTAACCGGAGATTGGAAGGGATACAATCACTATGGTAAGTTTACCAAATAAATTTTATAGAGGTGTGGTTCATAGTGATCCAGACTTCAAACATCCTAATTTTCGCTTTCTTTTAGTTGATACAGTAAAAGAAGTTCAGGATGAGTACGGAGAATGGTATTTAGATATTTTTCATGATACTACTGATTTTCTAATGCACGATCATGCTTTAGGAAATGTTTTTTATGGAGTTTATGGATCATACTGGATTGATATTCCAAAAGGCCCAATTAAGTTGTGTGAAACATCTGACTTAAATGAAGCCATTCATGTGGCTCAAGAAATTATGGGTTCTATTATAGTAGATAAAACTCATGATTAACTCTGATTATCTAATAGATTATAGTGATTGGTTTGATGAAGGAGGATATTGTCAAGTATATCCTATTAAAGACAACAAAGATTTGGTGTTCAAAGAATTTCGCAACAAAAAGAAAGCACAAGAATCTTATAGATATCATAAAAAATTAGCCAAGTTCGATCTTGCACCAAAAATTTACAGCAAAATTTGTAAATTGGAGTTTGCAAAAGAGGACGATCTTTATCAACCAGAGCCTAGCGATTGGGGATATGTAACAGAATTGGCTAAAACTCATACTGCTAATACAAAAATTAGTATGGCCGATATTCAATATTTAGTTGACGAAATTTATCAAAAAACTGGACTAAAATTCTGGGACTGTCACTGGTATAATGTTGGTATGGTAAAGAGAGGAAAAAAGAAAAGGGTTGTTTGTATAGATACTGGTAAAGAAAGTTTTGATGGAAATAGTAACGCTTGGTCAAACCCCGATCCTGGCCCAAAATGCTCGTATTGTGAAAAGTATGAGTGTGATTGTATTAGTTAGGTGTATAAATTAGTGAGATAATATTTCCTGAAATAAGGAGAATGTAATGTCAAAAGAATTTGATGATGTGGTTAAAAAAATAGAACAATCAGACAAATCTTTATTCAGAGATATTACTAATCTAGAAAAAGATCATGATAAAATATTAAAAGAAATATCCGAAGTTAAAAAACAAGTTAAAGATATCTCTTTCAAGGTTGATATGATGCTAGAAATACTAAATAATTTCACCATCATGTTAGCCGAAGAAGATGAAGAAGGTTTAGAAGAAGAAGATTATGGTGTTGAAGGGGATGAACACTGGGCATCAAAGGAAGATGATTTCTGGGAAGATGATAGCGACGAATCACTTTGATATAAATATCGCTCTTCTTATTTTTGCTACATATTTTATACTAGATATGTTCTATGCTTATTATATTCTTTGCATAGAGTCTAGACAAAACTTAATGTCATCTTTTATGGCTGGAATGATAACTTCTTTGTCGGCATTTGGTGTGGTTAGTTTTAGTCAAAATATGATCTATGTTATTCCACTATTTTTAGGTGCGTTTGCTGGAACTTTTGTGACGATGAAGGCTAAAGAAATCTTGCAATCCAGAAAGCGTAATGTTGACAACGCGGAATGACGATGTATACTTGGAGCATCACAGGACACTTGGAGAAACAAAATGAAACTTGCGGATCGGACGGTTGAGGTTCACAGTGCTGGTATTAGTGCGTCGAATCAGTTTACGATTGCTCAAACCAGCAAAATGTTTAAGATTTTGTCGGACTCTCTTTATTCCGACAAGGTGATGGCGGTTATTCGTGAACTTGCCACAAATGCTTATGACTCTCATGTTAGTGCGGGCAACAAAAATCCTTTTCTTGTAAAGTTGCCAACTGCTGCTGATCCTAATTTCAGTGTGCGTGATTATGGCACTGGTCTTAGTCAGAAGGATATGGAGAACCTGTATACCACTTATGGTGCATCTAACAAGAATGATAGCAATGATTTTGTGGGTTGTCTTGGTCTAGGGTCTAAGAGTCCGTTTGCTTATACCAAGAGTTTTACCACAACCTCTTATTTTAATGGTAAGCAGTATACTTATATTGCGGCTATTGATGATGCTGGCGTTCCTACGCTGAATCTTATTCATTCGACAGATACTACCGAGCCTAATGGTTTGGAGATTAGTTTTGCTGTTAAGCAATATGATTTCCAAGAGTTTAGTCAGAAGGCTATTAGGGTTTTTCATTATTTCCGAATGAAGCCCATTATTAATGGTGGTGTTCATTGGGATTTCACCAAGGAATATAGTCAGCGAAATGTTGTTATTGATGGTGATGGATGGCGTGTTTGCCGACTCAATAATGACAACATGAAGTTCCCCAATAATTATTATCGTATTCAGAGCGGCGTTATTGCTCTGATGGGCAATATTGCGTATCCTGTTGAGGTTTCTCATCTTGTGGGTGAGGAAAAAGCAGAAACGCCAGATCATATTGCCAAGTGGAATCGTGCTTTCAATAAGGCTGATATTGCTTCGTGGAAGAGTTTTGTTGGCGAAATCATCAATCAGGGTCTTTATCTTGAACTTGATTTTGGTATTGGCGAACTTGAAATGGATGTTAGTCGAGAGGGTTTGCAGTATACCAAGGGTGTTGTAAAGGCTCTTAGAGAAAAGACCCAAGATATTTTCTTGGAACTCAAGAAGAATTTTAGCGACAAGATTGCTGCTGCCACAACAAAGATCGAAGCGATCACCACTTATTATCAGATGAATGATCTTGCTGGTGGTTGGGGAGTTGGTGCGTCTTGGACTGATCCTGCTGGTAAAACTCACACTATTTCTAGCGGTCAAGATATTGAGTACAAACTCAAGAAGGATGAAAATCTGTATGTGTTCAACTATAGAACATCGGGTTATCGTTCTCGTCGCATGGTTTATATGACAGATCGAATCCATCACGATACTCTTACTGGTAAGGGATATTCGTACTGGAATAGTAACAAGAAGTCTGGACAGATCAGATTCTTCTGGTGCGATATTAGTGCAGCAGAAACCGCTAAAAAGATTGTGACTCGATATTGCAATCAGTACGATTGTTTTGCTTATCTTCTTGTTAATGCTAAAGATCATACTGATGTAAAGAATAACTTCGCTGATCTTGTTGCTGATGTTGGCGAAAATAATATTCTGGACGTGTCCGAATATCGTGATCTTATTAAGTCAACCCCTAAAGCCAAGGGTAGTAAGGGTAGCAAGGGTAGTGTTAGTGACCAAGATATTTTTCTGGTCTTTGGTGATCAGAAGAATACTAGCCCACTAAACTATGACTACAATGATGCTTCCTATATGCACAGTCTTAGTATTGATAGTCTTAATGACCTAGAGGATGCAGACGAGATTGTGTATATTCCTATCCTGAGATATGCTACTGCTACTACTGATTATCCTTCCATCAATGGTTTGTATAGTCATAAAGACTTCTTTGAGAAGTACAAGATATTTGACGATACAAATATTTATGCTATCAAGCATGGTGTGGTGGATCGTTTAATCAAGGAAGGTTACAACCTTGTGGATTTTAACACTTGGTTCAAGACTCGCTTGAAGAAACTGAACGACAGCAAGTTCAAGGATATTTATCAGTTTAATAGTCTTGTTGAACAGTGCAAAACTGAGTACAACTCAGACGATAAGATGAATCATAGTTATGGAAATGGTTATGTTGATCGTCAGTTCCTTTTTCATATGCTTAATATGTTCGGACTTGAATATGCTGAGTTCATCAATAACAAGAATATTGTGCAAACTCTGGATAGTCTGATGATTTTGGAGTTCTTTGCGGACACTATTCATCGTAATGAGTTTGATATCGCTAAGTTTAAGAAGGATGATTACTATGGTCACATGACCAAACTGTTGAGCGATTTTGGAATCAATGGTCTGGATAGTGCCAAGATTAAAGATGCTAATGTGATCTATAATCAAATCAATCGCATCATTGATAGCATCTATGAAAACGACAAGGTTTCACAATTTAAAAAGATTTTTAAGAAGGCGGATTCTGACAACGAGTATGTTGCCCCAAAGATCGCTGATATTAGAAAAACGATTAAAGTGGAACTTGACAGCAATCCGATGTTCAAGTATATTATGTGTGTTACGCAAGTGAGTGGCAACCTGAGAGAATTGAAGAACATTAATCCTCTCAAGCAAAATGATGGAAACAGAGGCTACTATTATCGTGACAACAATGGTTGGTTTACTACGATTAGCGATGTTAATATGTTGAAGGTTCAATTCGGTCAAATTATAGGTTGATTTCACAGGAAAACAGGAGAAAACAAATGAGTGTTCCTTTTATGTGGGTTGATGGTAATCTTACGCTTGTTCTTAATAACAGGACGTATCAGGTTTTGCCAGATCATATCAATTACAAGATGATTCTTGAGGCGTTGCCAACAGCGACCGCTGATGAACTCTTGCAGATTGTGGACGTGGAAAAGGCTGTTGCTACTTTTAGTGATGGTCTTGTGGAGATTAAGAACGGCAAAGTTCTTTACGAGGGTGAAGAAGTTCATGGTAGTATCAGTAAGCGTATCCTTGAGTTTATGAGCAAGGGTCTGCCTTTCTATCCTCTTGTTAACTTTCTTCATAATCTTATGGAGAATCCTAGTATGCAGAGTCAAAAGGAACTTTATGATTTCCTTGAGCATGAGCATCTGCCTATTACTGAGGATGGTTGCTTCCTTGCTTATAAGGCAGTCAGGAGTGACTACAAGGATAAGTATCGTGGAGTATTTGATAACAGTGTTGGTAATGTTTGCAAGATGACTCGTTCAAAGGTGGACGATGATCGTGGTCGTGGTTGTTCAAACGGACTTCATGCTGGTGCATTGAATTATGTTGCTGGCTATGGCAGTCTTGAGAATGGCGACAAGATTGTGATCGTCAAGATTAATCCCAGGGACGTTGTGAGCGTTCCAACTGATTGTAACTGTGAGAAACTTCGCACCTGCGAATATCTTGTGGTTGGTGAATATCAAGGAGAACTTCTCAAGCCATTGTATTCGGCAACATTCTCAGAGGATGAGTATGCTGGTTATGATGATGAGGATGAGGACTATGATATCAATGATGATTACTGGGATCAGTTTGATGACGAAGATGAAGATGAGGATTATGAGGACGAGGATGATTACGACAACTCGTACCCTGGTTGATTAAAAGAATTAGTGGAGTCTGGTGACTAAGATAATAGCCTCTGGTTGGGAAACTCGACAAACGCTATTTGAGAGGGTTCGATTCCCTCCTGCTATTTTATATTGCTAATGGTGGTAGAGGTTGCCACCCCAATATAGGTTTATAGAAAAATAGGCAAGATAATGTTTAATGATAGTCTTGGTTTCAATCCATTTGATAAGAATAATAATGCTCATGCTAATGGATATGCTCATACTCGTCAAAAATTTCTGAATTCTTTCAAGCAAAATAATATTTTGGTTTATAATGGCAATCCTCGTAAAAAGATTAGTAGCATGAGTCATACTAATAGTCTCGACGAGGCTTTAAATGCTAATCAAAACAAAGGTTCTGATGTTTACTTTTATGTAAACGGTGGTCGTAAACTTTTCCATATTGATCAGTTTACTTGTTGCTTTTGTGATATGGATGCTGGTCGAGATAATGACGGAAAATATTTCAAGCCCAGCATTGTGATGAAAAAGAAGAAGGACTTTCTTGATGCTATTAATGATTTTCCGGTTAAGCCTAGTTGGGTAGTTGATACTCGCAATGGTTATCAATGCTACTGGCTTTTTGATGACCAATCTCGTAAACTTGTTGGTAAGAATAAAACCTACTGGAATGGTCTACAGAAGAAACTGGTAAATTACTTTGGTGGCGATCCGCGAGCGATCAAGGCTAATCAGATTTATCGTGTTCCTTATACTTGGTGGCGTAAAGGTTGGGAAGGTAAGGCTCCTTACTTTACCAGTATTCTGCCAGGATCAACTGGTCAAACAATTAATGTGGCCGATTTGCAATCTGCTCTTACTGGTCAAACAACCAATATTGTTATTGATCCCGCTAAGTGCAGCGACGAATGGTACAAGGGTTATGCTAAGGCTTACAAGCAGGCTGATGAAAATGGTCTGCCAGTACCAATGGACGTTGCGAAGCAGATTCTTAGTACACTGGTAAATGATCCTCATAATAAGTCATACAATAATGATGATCTAAATGATGAGGATGATGGTGTGCAGGAAAAGGCTTATGGCGATCCTCAAATGGTTCAGCCTGTGTGCGGTGGAGGCAATTGTTTAAATCTGAGTGGTCAGCAGACTAAACTTTTAAAAACGGTCGTGGAGTACCTCAATCAAGCGTCCACAGCGTTGTATTTCAGCAACAATCGCTTTCTGAGTAGTGCGGCTAAAGACCTCTCTGCTCAACTTGGCGACCAATTCTGTATAGGTTGAAAGATGCACGATCCATATGATGACGAAGATGACGGATACGATGATGACTACTATAATAATGATTATAGTGATCAGTATGATCCGTACAAGTTTTACTTTAAGTTTGATGTAAACCAAAACTCTCCGCTATCCGAATGGATCAGCAAAATGATCAATGATATCTTCAAAAAAGATTATGACTTCGACAAGATGATCGTGTTTCCTGTGAATAGTTGGAATCCCAATACTGGAGGAAAAGATAAACTCCAGTATTTGGGATCCAATTATGCTAACGAACCAATTTGGAAAACAAAATATTGGGTTGCTGATCCTATAAACTCAGCATACAAAGCACACCTACAATCTCATGCTGTTCATTTTATTAATCAACCCAAATATTATAAAGGACTATTTGATATTCTCAATTAGAAATAATCAATGAGTGACCAATGGTTTATAATCACTGATTTAGATGACTTTACAGACAAGGCTAGGGCCATAGTCTACAATAATTTTGGAGTCTGGAATAATCCAGACAATATAGATATTCTTATAG